CTCCCTCTGTCCGCTTGAGCTCTGCCCTTGATAAGAAAGGACTTGGTGTAGCTCCGTGGGATGAACTTGTAACGGGCTCCCAGCTCAGACTCCTGAGCTAGGACTGGAACGAAGGCCAAAAACGAGTTGCACCCAATTGGCGTCAAACCATTGGTAGCGGTGCAGCCGTACTCTTCGTATTCGACCTTGCGCCCTTGGCTTTGGGCGGCTTCGTTGATCCGGAGGACCACCTCACTTACATCCTTCACGTTCTTCATCGCGGCCATGTGCAACGCGATGGCGGCTAACTCTGTGACGATGGTCGTCGTTGAGGCCCCGCTCGTGTTCATGCTGTACTCGTTTGCAAGTGTGGCGGTCTGTTTGTCCCCTCCGTCGCGGGGGTAGACCGTGAGAGTGCGCGGAGCGCTGTTGACATATCGTACATAGTCAACCATCTCTTTGGTCATCCCAAACTGTGCGAACACATCATATATAGCCTCGAGCGTGCCTGTCTGAATCGTCGTATCGCAACTCTTCAGGTCACACGCGAGTGTCCACATGATCTTGCTCCTCTTGGACATCGGCCACTTGTAGTAGTTGTCGTCGCCAGCAACGCAGATGAGGATTTTGTCCTCTTCGCGTTGAAACTGGTCCAACATCTCCTTTGTTGTGCCCTTGTCCGGTCGGTAGAACCGGTACTCCTGCCCATTGGCGCAGGTTCCTCGAAAGAGCTCGAAGAACATGGCCATCATTTTCTTGAACCCAAGAGCCTCTAGGATGAAAGGCACATGTTGTGATGGGGTCAAGTTGTGGGTCAGGCGCGTCTTTGCCCCTCTCCAACCGTCGCGAACCTTCATGACCAGCAACTCCGATGACTTACCCACGAAAGGAATGGTGAAACTTTCGGGTTCAACGCCACTGTCGTAACGTTTGAATGCCATACGGTATTCCAGCTTCTTGGCTGTACTGTAATTTGCTTGGGCCATGTGGTCCTCGAGGTCCCGCTCTGTGATAGCCTCGCTGTATAAGCTATTCTTCTCACAGAAAGTTCGGAAGGGTGCAAGCGCAGCTTTTACCTGCTCATACTCGTCGTCAGGACCAGGTTCAATTGCTTGGAACCTGGTGAAAATCGCAACGAGCGCGGTGGTCGCATTGTTTTGCGTTGTTAGGAAGGAACCTAACTCCGGTATGGTGGCGAGAGGGATAGTGAATCTCTTGTACGAGTCGGCGTGGGTCATAATCTCCAACTCACACTCTGTGATCGGGCGATTGTCCCTGGTCAAGATATCGCTTTTTACGATCTCAAGAAGTGGTAGCCGCTCGGCCAGCATCGCTGTTTCGACATATGGATCCAGGAGCGGGTTGTGCTCCCAGGCTTGGTCGTCGAAAACTTCTCCGTCCTCCGTGACGAACCCGAAGGTGCGCCTCAGCTTGTCCCTGAACTGGGCCCATGCGCGCGCAGGTGCCGTGACGCCCCACTCAGGGTCGACACGGCTCAACGCTTCATACAGGCCAGCCAGAGCATCGGATGC